CATCAAGCCGGGGCCGACATCCTTATACGGAAGCGGCATGACGGCATCCGAGATCGGAGCGCCACCGGTCTTGATCAAGGCACCACCGCCGGGAGGAATGCGGAAGATGTTGGTATTCTGCCGCGCACCCGCATCGGAATACAGGAAGCCGGGGAAGTTGGCGTACATGCCAGCATCAAGCATTTCGCGCCATGCGGCGGTCAATGCATTGGTCGTGTTGCCTAAGATGTGCAGGAGACCCAGATCATAAAACCCCAGCCCCGGTATGAAGGTGTACTTAACAAACGTCTGCCGAGGCTCCGGCAAATCCTTGGTATCCTCATCATAATTCCTGACAATGCTTAGAATTTCTCGCGACGACACGTCGATGGTCACGCGGTAGGGGATCTCCAGACCGGTTTGCTTGCCGTTGCGGCGATGCTCAAATGCTGCAATTTCCAATTCGCAGTAGCACTCGTAGATTTCGCGGTCACGATCCTCGGGATCGTTCTCGTTCTCGCTGATGCCCTGCTGCGCCTTCTTCTCGCGCTGCGCGGCGTCGAGCTTGGCCTGCTTCGCGTTCGACAATTCCACATCGCTGTAAACGCCAAGGATTTGCATCCGCTTGACGGTCGATGGCTTCATGTAGATGCGATGGGTTACGCGTGTCGAGTTGTAGAGGTCGGTGGCGCTGTTGTTGACGATGAGGTCGTCGGCGTCGATGCTTTCGCTAACTGGACGGTTGCGAAGGGGACAGAAATATACCTTCTTGAACGCCGTCCCGCCAAAGCCCAGCATAAGGAGCATTCGGTCGGTATCAGGGTAATACTCTCGGGCAGTGGCCGTGAGGTAATGGTTGAGGTCGTTCTCAAGGTCATTGGCCAACTCGTCGGAAGCGTCGTTCGCGTTGTTGTTGTCCTCGCGGATTTTTACGGGGCCATCCGTAGGCAATAGCTCCGACCGGGCATTGGCTTGAAAGCGTAGCACCGCCTCGAGCAGGAGCGGGTGCCGAACGCGGGACATACCCTCAACGGGCGCTCCGTCAGCGGCTCCGGCGAGGCCCGGAATTTCAACCTTGAGGCCCAGAAGCTTAATGCCCTGAGCGCGGTCCTCAATCCATTCTTGACGCGACTTAAGATCACCCTCGATACCCTTCATCAGTTCTTCGGCGATGCGGGTCAGCTCGTCCTTCGAGATATCCTCGACGATGTTGTCGAACCAGCCTTCGCGCGTTGGCTTCTCAGCCTTTTCTAGCGGCGACCCGTCCATCGTAAACTCTATGGAGCCGTCAGGAAGCTGGATGGACATGATGTTGCCATGCTCGTCCATCTCCGTGGTCGGCGCGTCTTCCTGAATTTCAATCTCGAAGTCTTCCATGATCATCCTATGCCGCAACGGCTACTGGAGTGCCGCCTTCGGGGGCGGTGGGCAGGTTTGAAGGCGGGATAACCGCAGGCTTGCAGCCCAGCAAACCATATCCATCGGCGTAGGCTTGGGCGCTTTCGGCGCTGTTGAACTTCTCGGCGTCAATAATTTGACGCGTCCACCGGTGAGACTTCATGCCTTCGCCCTTGATCTCGCGGTTTCTGGCAATCCAGACATCCTTTTGCACCTTCAGCCCGTAACAAACGTCCATGTCACACCCCGTAAAGTGGTTCCGGTGGACGCCCATCGTGCTGACGGGCATCATCGTATGCCTGTACCACCTCGTCTGTCCTGAGGATGAACCCAGAACGGCGCAAGTAGCGCATAGCCATCGAAACTGTATCTACTAAATCGTCGTGCTTGGCTTTCGGGAAGCGCATGCACTGGCTGATCACCTCATCCGCCCATGCCTTGTCGGGGCAGTAGACCAACCCTTCCTCGAACAGATGTTGCACCGAATAGAGACGGGCCATCTTGTCGATAGAGCCGGGGTCTTCGAGTTGGACGCCGAAATCCCTCCCTGCATACATCCTTCTTAGCTCTCTGGCAACTGGCATGCCCACAGACTTGTTTTCGATGAGAAGCTTGGACACCTTCCACTTCTGGCAGCTTTCGCTGACCTTGGCTATCAGGTCGGGCATCTCGAGGTGTTCCTGCCAAGCATGGATCAGCATGATCCGAGGCGGAACTTCCTTCTCGTCGTATGTACGTACAATGTGGTAGCCGTTCTTGCCCAGCATGCGAGTGGCATGGGTCTTGGGGTCATCCGTCCAGATGCCCCAGACGGTCATGGCCGATGGATCGTTCTCGGTCTTCTGGGTGTAGGCGGTGTCCAGCGATCCGATGATGTAATCGAACGGCGGGAACTTGGGGTCGTCCCACAACTGCCAGTGCTTCCGCTTGATGATACCGCCATCTTCCGGTGTCGGCTGCTGCTGGAACTGGCCGGACGCGGCATAGGTGCCCATGATCTTCTTGTCGCGTTCCACCACGAACTTGGGGAACCGGTTCGGAAACATCAGCTCCCCTTTGACGGTGCGGGGATCCTGCCATCCCAGCATCGTGGGTGCCGCGCGGTCGGGGTCGTACTCCATCGGGATCATGATGTGGTCATAGCCCATCTGCTTCTCGATGATGATGCCGGACACGTCTTCTTCGTGCAGGCGCTGCATGATCACCACGATGGCCGACTTGTCGGGATTGTTGAGTCGGGTGGGGATGGCGCGTTCGAAGGTCTCGGTGACCGTCTGGCGCTCGGCCTCGGAGTTGGCGCTGTTGACGCTATGCGGGTCATCGATGATAACGCGGTCGCCGCGCGATCCGGTGATTGAGGTCATGGCGATGGCCTGCCGGAAGCCGCTGGCCGTGGTTTCGAACTTGGTCTTGGCGTTCTGGTCGCCGGTCAGCGTCACGCGGTTGCCCCAGCGGACCTGATACCATTCGGACTGGATCAGCCGCCGCATCTTGGTGCTGTCGCGGATGGCGAGGTCCACATTGTGGGAGGCGCAGACATAGCGCAGGTAGGCCATGTCACGCGGCCCCCATTCCCACGAGGGCCACAGCACGTTGCAAAGCAGGGACTTCATCGCGCCCGGCGGGACGTTGATCAGTAAACGGGCATAGTAACGCTCATCGTCGATCATCATCTCGTTGGTGATGGCGGTCAGGTGATCTGCAATGGCATCGATGTGCCAGTTGTGCTTGTACTCTTGGCCGGGCTCGATGACGTGCCAAGCCTGCTTGATGTACTCGACGAACGAGAGTTCGCACATGCGCTTCTCGACAGCGAACCGCGAGGCGTCAAGGTTGATCTTCTGGCCGTCGAGCATCATGAAGGTCACCCGATCAATACCTCCGCGCGGTTGATGAACTCGACAAGCAGTTCGGCTAGGTCTTCGGAGCGGCGGGATGATTCCTCCGCCCAGATCGCGTTTTCGCCCTCGACATGCTCCCATGCCGCGTCGGCCACGGCAGACCAAATTCGTTTGTAAATAAGATCTCGCTCATCCCATTCAAGCAATGTAAAATCTCTCTCTCGTAATACCTGCGCCCGATAGGCCTCATACAGCTTTTGGGTCAATTCCTCGTGCGTAATCATCAGTAGCGATCCACTTCGATGTCAACGCCGAGCTGGTCGGCGCATTGCTGCATGATGGCCCACAGCCGGTCACGGAGCGTGGTGTTGATGTCTTCCATCATTCCGATCTCGGCACGGTCTGCGGCCATGAAATCGGCGACAGCTTCCCAGCCCCGCTTCTGCTCTCGTGTGAGAATCTCGTACGGGATCGCTGGGCTTTGGTGCTGGTTGAACACCGAATACAGCGTGATCGCACGGTCGATGGTTTGAGCGGTCAAGAGGCTGATCATGATCTTCCATCCTCTAAGTGCTTTAGGATCCGCTTTAGCATCTCGTGATCCTGCTTCGAGCGCCGGTCGTTATCTTTTCCTTCGAGCCGCTGGCCCACCATGATCAAGGGTAATGCCACGAGCTGAATAACTCCCCCGCTGACATAGAAGACGATCTGCTCCCAGCCCTTGTCGAGCGTCGGCAACAGCGACCAGACGGTGAACGCATAGACGCAAGCCATCGACGACATGGCTGTGACAGTATGTCGCGCCAGCCACTCGTTAAATGCGTTGATGTGTGAGATGGCGCGTTTCATGGCTTGTAGTCCTTGCCGACAGCGCCTCCGACATTGTCCTTGGTCCACTTGTACCGTTCGCTGAATGATTGGGCTACTTTGTCTGCCATCTCCCAGCCGTCGCTCCACATTGCTGCCTGCACAACGGCGCGGCGCTTCTCCTCGGCAACACGATACTCGGCGTCACGCTTGTCCTGCTTGACCTTCTGATCAGCCTTCCAGTCCTCAGTCTGCATGTCGGGGTTAAGCACGATCATGGCTTCGATCAGGTCCATGACGATGGCCGCATCGTGTGCAATCGCGCTGTCAGGATCGTGCTTGCGAAGCTCCACAACCAGCGTCTCGATCTGCTGCTGGCAGGTTGCGAGGCTCTTGATCGCGTCGTTGTAATGCTTGCGCTTGACCATCGTGGCCATCTCGGTCTTCAGACGATCTTCTTCAATCGAATAGCGGTTCTCGACCTGATCGATCAGTGCAGCCTCAGCAGCGGCCACATCATACCAGCCGCGGCGATGTCCTTCAGGCTCACGATCCCACATTAGCTTCAATGTTGGATATGCCTGCTTATGCCAAAGGGCATACAATTGCTCTGCGCGTTTATACATCGTTATTCTCCTTTTCTATCCACTTTTCAATCCTGATTGGCCCGAAGCGCCAATATTGAATATCCTGCCAACGATCAGAGTATGCATTCTTCCGCCACCATGTGCGCCAGCCGAGGCCGACCCAATTAATCTTCCATTTCGTCTTCATCTGGCCCCTCGATTGCTGCTACCAGAGCTTCCCGCACCGCCAGAAGCTGATCCATGTCCAAAGCCTCCGCCTCGATCACGCGGCCTTCGACCACCTTGATGTTGGCGTTGACGTCGATCTTTTCGCCATACCGGAACCGGGCCAAGCGAATCGCCTGCCACCGGCGCTCGTTCACCAGTTCCTTGCGGATATCCCATGCAACGTCTTTCCACTCGCCAATGCCGCGCAGGATCGCCTCGTTCTCCTCGACGCGCGGCTCGATGCTTAATTCACGCGCACGGGCGTATTCTGACATAAAATACGGATCTCGATGTAGTTCACGGTTCATGGTGCGGTAATCAAGCCCCACCTCCGCATCCGCGCAGATGTCAGTCGCCGAACGCCCAATCGCGATCTGCTCACAGACATAAGCCTTCATCGCATCATTCATCAACCGTGGTGGTCCGCGTTTCGCCATTTACATTCTCCTGTTCTGACAGGTTGTACACGAAACACGGCATTGGCGATACCTGTCAGTTTAGATAGTTTACATATTTGTGCATATCTTTAAACCGTTTTGTAAACGCGATGAGCTAAGTCCTTGATTTTACTGCCTAATAGTTCTATATAATATATAGATATATAAATATATATAGATATAAATAGAAGAGTATTATGTCTCTCTCAGGGTGCTATAGTCTATCTATCTATCTATATGTATCTTATATAATGGGTATATCTCTCTCTAAGGCGTATATTTAAATATGTATAATATCTGTTGAAATATCAATGACTTAGTAAAAATAAGTAAATATCTATCATGCTATCTATAAATCGTCACACGCCTATGGCATATTTGGCCAGCTAACGGAGAAACCCCATGCTTCCCTTCAGATTTAACTACTTCCTAATGCACACAGCACCCCCCAAGGAGACCCGACCCATGACTTGGAACTATCGTGTCATCATGATCCCAGCCGAAGAGGACGTCCTGTTCTCGTCCGACGTTTTCGTCATCCGTGAAGTCTTCTACGACAGCGAAGGCGACATCGAGTTCTGGTCAGAGGAAGACGCCAGCGCCATTGGCGACAGCTTCGAAGAGCTCTGCGAGGACTACGACAACATGACCGAGGCCTTCAACAAGCCTATTCTGGTGCTTGTAAAGGGCGAGGACGGCGAAGACGAGCTTGTCGAGCTTGACGATAGCGAAGACGAGGAATAAGAACTCCCCGGCACGTTCCTGCCCAGCACACTACCGGGGGGACCAGTTTTTCGGGGCATCGTCTAAGCAAGTTCCTGCACCTACTGGCAGGCGATGTGGGTTCAACCCCACTGCTCCGGTACAAAGATGAGGGCCGCAACTTGTAAGGATTGTTTACAAGTTGGCCCTCGGACCAGTCGGCCCTGTCTGGTTTGTGTTCTGGCTTGGTCAAGCGGCTGTACGTCCGTATTGGAAGTTAATACAATGCTGCCATGCTGCACGGGGGGCATGGCTTAAGACAATGGATGCGCATGAGTGTGTGCTAGCCATAGCCCCTGCCCCATAAAACTAAGGGGGCCGTCGTTAAACGGCCCCCTAGACAGTTTGGTCGGTTTCACCAGTTACATAACAACACCCATTCCCAGTTCTGGAACCGACCCTTGTAGCGCCTTCAACGCTTGCCCGTTACTGTCGCGGCTGCAGGGAACACCACTGGGGTGGGTATCTCTTAAAGAACGTGCCCGGCGGTTATGGCCCCACGGAAGGCGATAAGCGCATCCATCCTGACGCGATTGCCTTCCTTGAGCCTGCCGTCGTAGCAGAAGGCGAACTGGCGTCCGCGCTCGTACTGCCACACCGTTTTGTAATCAAAGCCGTCAGCGGCCAGCGGGAGGCCTTTCTTGGCCTCCTCATACCCCTTGCGGAACGCGGCATTAGTGATGATGCTGCGGAGGGTGACAGTACGTGTTTTTGCGTTTGCCATGATCAATACCCCATCTCAATTGCGAATGCGTCATATTCGGCTTCTACCTGTTCCAACTTGGCCTGCAGTTCGCGACGCTCATTGACCATGTTGTCAAGAACGCGCTGGGTCACCTTCAGCTCGGTGTAAACCCGCTGTGCGCCGTCGATCCAGCCTGCAGCCCAGTCGCTATGATACTCATGGTAGGCGGGGTATGGGTTGCTGTCATACAGTTCGCCGGTACGGGCTGCGTAGGCACCTTCAGCGTAGCAAGTCTTTTCATCTTCGGTCATGATCAACCCCAATCCTTAAAATCTTCTTGTTGCAGATAGCCTTCACGATATGCGGCGTATTCTGGTGTGCCTGCCTCGATAGGGATCCGTTTGGAACCCTCTAAATAATGCGGATCGAAATCCCGACGGTAATAAGCATCTGCCGATCCGCGATCATATGGTCCGCCGTGGCGTTGGTCGTAATTCATATCTAAATCTCCCTTTATGCCAAAAGGTCTGCGGTGCGATGATTTGACAGGTGCCACCGTGAAGCAAGGTGTGCGCCATAATTGTCGTAGCTTCCATCAGGTTTCACGAACTGGACCCAGAGGCCAACGTCATCCATATTTTCTTGATCAAGGATGATAACAAGCTGTGTGCCTGCCTCTGTTGCGTAATCTGCTACATTGTAGGTCTTGGTCATTTTCATCTCCATCTTGGGGGACGCCGTGTCCCGCCTGATCTTTATTGCATACCGCCAAACCCATGTCAAACAAAAAAATGCACGACCTACGAATTTATTTGTTCGTCGATGCCCATCATCACAGCGTCAAAATCGAGGATCAGGTCACCAATGATATGATACTGCTTCCTAAAGGCCTCACGGGCCTCACCAAAGGCATCCTCGCCTTGCGGGTAATAATCACGGGCGTTTGGCGTTGCGGCCATCATAGCCTCGCGCACGGCCAGCAGGGCATCAAGAACTGCTTGGTTTCGGTCGAGCAGATCTTGGCCACTAGTGCCGTTCAGGTGAACTGTTGGAATGATCATTTCGTGTGCTCCGCAATGTAGGCATAAGCGCCCATCTGTGTGTTGAAGATCGGCGCTTTGTCGGCGAATGTCTGCTCGACCCATGTGCCGTAGTTGGTCTTAACCGCGATCCGAAAGCCATATTGGTCTTGGTAAACATAAAACACATTTTGCATCTTCAATCTCCATCTTGGGGGACACCGTGTCCCGCCCCATTCTTATGGCATGATTCGAAATGCCATGTAAACAAAAAAATGCACGACCATGATAAAAAAATAGGGCCACCCTTTCGAGCGGCCCCAAGTCTAGGAGGAAGCTAACGCTACCATGCGTTTGATGATCTTATCAAGCTTCTTGACACGCGCCAGATATCCGCGCTGCTGGGCCAGAGCCTGTGCCCGTACCAGCTCCAATAGGGTTGGCTGTCTCATTTATGGGTCTCCCTTACGCGAATCATTTCATGCTTTGTCTGCAGTGCTGAATTGAGCAACATAATTTTCTCCCTCTGGCGGTCGTTCTCTTCCTGCAGGCGGTTGATCCGATCCCGTAAAAGACCCGCATCGTAACCGCTAATCTCAAAATACAAATCCTTCTTGGCGTGGTCATCAAGCTCTTTTAGCCACTTGGCTAACGTCCAGTTTTTCATCATTTATCCTCCGATAAAACAAGGTTAGCCATCGCCGACCACGCTACATCTGGCGCTACGAAGGCCAACCCAAGCGCGTTATCTGCCACCAGCCTGTTCGCGGCCCTGCCTGCCTCCAGCATCGCCGATGTTGGCTTCTCAAGGCGACTGCGTAGCCTTTCAATTTCATCGGCGGCTTCTTTAGCAATTTCCCAATCGCCCCAATAATCTTTTACAGATTCAAATTCCCGCAACCGTTCTACAATATCATACATCACTCACCCTCCTTCACATATATTTCTTGATCATAATAGGACCAATCCGCCAGTACCGATACGGCGATGCACCATATAAGTACCCGCCACCGTTAAACCGATGTCCGCTGCAAAACAAACCATTGCCGTTAGGGGATAACCCTACCCACTGGAAAAACACTCTACGAAATGGGTTCTCCATCACTCACCCTCCTTCAGTATTTGCGATATCTAGGTCGTGTACGGCGTGTCCAATTACCAATTCTATTAAATATCCGCCACATCACGGGGTTTCTTATGCTTGCAGTTCCCTTAAATTGAAAACACATCACTCACCCTCCTTCACCATTTTCCATTTAGGCAGACCAATCTCTTCTGGCGATAACCCATAAATATAACCAATGACATACCACTTTTTCCCGCCGTCCATTTCGGCCATTAATGTTACAGAATCATCATAACCATGTTCCGCATACCAAGGATCGTAGCTGGTGCTAAAGCGATGAAATTTGTCTCCCCAACGGTTGTCAGTCCATTTTTTAACAAACTCCACATTCATTAGGTCTTCAAGCGTTTCGAACTCCGCTTCTTTGGGGTCAATTGAAACGAAATTCGGCAGATGTTGTTTAATGATAGGCATCACTCCCCCTCCTTCAGTGCGGCACGGGCTTTGTCGCCACGATCTTTTTCAATGATCGCGTCTACTGCTGGAGCATCAATTCCCCACTCTGCGTAAAACCGCAACGCTTCCCGCAGCCGTTCAATCTCGTCGGCAGATTCATCACAATTGCAATACACAGCATCACAACAATCTTCATGGCGCAACCGTTCAACAATATCCATCACCACTGTACCTCCCCATTAATAACGATGTGCTCGTACCACCTGTCACCATTATCGCCTTCCCATAAAGCCCAGACGTTGTTTGGTTCATATTCATATCTGATCAGTGTCATCTTTTTTATCCCAACTAAATTTTGGTAGGGTCACCTTCGGTTTCATGGAAGCCAGATCCCCTCGGATGCTGGCCTCTCGCTTGGCTTGGTTCGATGAAACCAAGCGCACCTTGCCGTTGGGGTCAACACCCCCAACACTTGCACCACCATGGTTGCGCGGTCCGCGCTTACCGATAGCCATTACATATACAGGCTATGGTCGATAGCCTTCTCCGCTGGGCCATCGTGAAGGGCCGTGTGGTCGTTGACGTTGTCGAATGGGTAACGCCGCATCTCGACGATGTCGTGGTCTTCGTCGCGGGTCTTTTTCAAGAAATTGACGTGGAACCGAGCCGCCATAAACGATTCGGTCGTAGCCACGATGTGGTCGATGCTCTTGCCTGCTGGTACGATGTAAAACATTTGTTATATCTCCATTTAGTGAACAAGGATGTTGTCTCACGAATCATAAACCGTGTCAAACATATTTTTATACATCTCTTCGACGGTCCACTCGTCCTCGAATTCGCCGATCCCGTCTGGGTCCACCAGAACGCCATCAGGGAACGTAAGCGCCAAGCGTTTATGCCTTTCCTTCCTATGCTGGCGGCGGAAGGCCTGATAGGCCTCCTGCTCTGTCAGGCCGTATTCCTCACCAATCGAGCGGTACGTACGGGCATTGTACATACGCTCGATGTAGATTTGCTGTTCGTTCATTGTGGCACCATCCCGCAATAGCCGTGGGTTCTTTCGGTACTTTTTCGATAACCTTCACCATCTTCTGTTTTTACCCATTTCCTTCCCTCATCTGTCCACCGCCAAGCCATGCAGTTTTTGCTTGCGCATGATAACTTATATTCTCCGGCAAATGACAATGGACACCACATGGAATCTGCCTCTGAAGGCGTTTTATAATGATCAGTCATTGCTCTGGCCCCGCCTCGCTCTTGTCCTCGGCGATCTGGCCATAGAACGTCATTGCGGCCTGCATACGCGCCGGAGCATCGAGCTGGGACATGACATTGGCGACAAAGGTAGACGTCAGGTGCAGCACGGTGCCCACCGTCAGGCCATCCATGGCCTTGGCCATCGCGTCATAGGCCTTGATATGCTTCTCTTGGGTCTTCTTCTTCATGTGCTCGTTTA